TTTCTTTTCAGTTTTTGATAAGGCTTTAATACCTGCCTTAACACCTTTTACTAATTTAGCTACCATAATATTCTCCTAGTAAAGTCTGTTAGGTCTTGCAGGTCCTGACTTCATACCTACTTTACCACCACCAAACAATTTCTTTTTAGCTTTACCTGTACCAAATTCTACATTAGAATCTTTACCTGTATATTTTTCTTTCATATACATTTTCTTTTTAGGTCTAGGCTTTGGCATTGCAGTAGGTTTAGATACAGGTTTCTTATTAGGTTTAGGCATAGGGTCTGATTGTAATTGAGATTTTTTACCTTTTAAAGCTTCTGCACCTGCACCTATTGCTATAACACTTCCTGCACCTTTACCAAAAGACTTTGCTTTTTCTCTTCTTGTAGTTCTTTGTTGTTTTTGAGCTTTCTTTATTTTTGTTTGATTAGCACTTGGTTTACCAAATATTGAAATTGTATTACCCTTAGAATCTTTTTTATTTACTTTTTTCTTTACTATGTCAACTAACTGTTTACCTTTTTTTAAAGCACCACCTATAAACTTTTTAGTTGTCTTTCCTTTTATAGGCATACCAATAACTTTACCTGTCATTCCTTTAGGTGGTAGCATATCTAAAACTTCAGAGGGTGTTAATCCCTTATAAAGTTTTGGATTTTTTCTTATTGCTGCTTCAACTCTTGCGGCATCATTTTTATTCATTGATTTAGAAGGCATAGATTTTCTCATTTTTTCCATTGCCATTCTCATAGCTTTAGTCATTACCATTGTTATAAACTCCCTTGTAAAATAGCATTATCTCCTCCTGCAGGATTAGCAGGTGACTCCATATCGTCTCTTCTAGTTCTTCTTGCTTGGTTGCGAAGAGCAAGAACATCTTCTTTATATCTTGATTCATATACAGAAATTGCTTCATAGTTTTTCATAAATAGTAATGCTTCTACCATAGATGCATTATATAAAGCATTATAACAAAAGTCTGAAAAATAATTTGTATTAGTTGCAGAACTTAAAGTTACAGGTCTTGATATATGAACAACTATTCCATCTACAGTTGACACAGGAGTTGGTGCAATAAGTATAGTTGTATTATCTCGTCTTGCATAATACTCAGGAGTTCCTGTACTTGCACTAACAGACCAATAGTCATTTATAAATTCATCAGTTCTTTGAACTAAATTTATTCTTGTTCCTGCATTATTTATATTTACATTTTTTATTACACGAGTGCCTGAAGGAAGTGTAACAACATTTTTACCACTAGAAACTGCTACAGATGTATGAGTAACTAAACCATAATCATCTAAATCTGTAGTTAATCTTAGCTCTGCTCTATTAACAAACTTAGGTATAGCACTAGTAAAGTCAGAGTTATCATTCTCTGTACTTTCAATTATGTCGTTTACTAGATATGTATAATTAGCCATAGAATACTGTTATAGTTGCAGATGATGTAGGAGCAGAAACTTTAACAGGTCCATACATTCTTACACCATTATCTGATAAGTCAAGGTTACCTGCATCTTTATTTGTAGTTCCCACAAATTTTATATTTGAACCTTTAGTATTGCCTTCATTATCTACATCTACACCTTCAATAACAAATGTACCACTTCCTGTGTAATGTATATCTCTTATTCGTGTATCTGCTACAGTTACACTTGAAACAGTATCTAATACTACTCCACTGCCTGTAATAAAACCTACTCTTAAATCTGTTGCCATTAAAATCTCCTTAATATATTTATTATACAAAAAAATAGGGAAGGATGCAAAGGCTATCCCTCCCTTTTTTAAAAGTTATTAAGTTTCAGTCATCTATTAGGATGAACCTGAAGCTCCATAGTAACTTCTCCAGTCGGAAAATCCAAAGCTATATCTTTCTCTAGCTTTAAATCTTACATTACCTGTATCGAAGTCTGGCTCCATCTTTGTCTGTAATGGTGAACGTACAAACATTTTAGCTCCATTAGGACAATCAGTTTTTAAGAACCATGCATTAGTATCAGTAAATCTTCTATTTACAAAGAATCCACCCGGAACCATGCCCTGATTTCTGATTGAGTTAATGTCGTTAACATTTGTTGCACCATTTGCAGCAGTTGTTGGATTAACTCCAATAGTTGTTGACATTGTACTATTCAGAATTTGGTCTGCAGTAAATGCCAAGTCTGAAGGTATATGTAATGACTGAGTCTGAAGACCTATCAATATACCTCTATCATCTTTCGCTTTAGAAATAGTAATCAATGCAGATTCTAAAGAAGCTTCTGACAAGTCAGTTGCACCTAAAGTATTTGATTGGTTACCATCACCTATTGTAGGATGAGATGCAGAAAATAACTGCTGACCATCACCACCTGCAAAAGCTGAATTAAAACCATTATTAAACACATCTGCAGCTTTAACCTGCTTAGTATTAGCCATTGCTCTTGCTAATCCTTTTGCTCTTAATTTTGCAAATGTATCATAAAGGTTGTCTTCCATTGCTTCTTCAGTAATTGCAAAAGCCAGTGCAACTGTCTCATGCGTATATCTTGAAGTGAAAGACTCTTGAGCATCATCAAAGGAAACTGCGGCACCTTCTGCTTTAGTTGGTGCAGTACCGAAACCTGTAAATAATACTTCTTCTTCAAATGCCCTATCTGAGTTTTCTGTCTCAAACAAAGGCTTATGCTCATCAGCAACTTCTCCATACTCCATGCCAAAAACTGCATTAAGTCCGGGAAGAAGTTCTTTTGAGATACTAGCTCTATTTATCGCCATAGTTTATTCCTCCCTTAACCTAATAAATATGCAGTTATTGTTGCAGGAGCAGTTACGATTGGAGTAAAAAAGTTATCAGTATGCTGAACTAATCTTACATTCATTTTTAAGAATGCTCTTTCGTCTGCATCACTTACTTGATTACCCGGCTCGTCTACAGGATTCAATGTACGAACCATTGCAATTCCTGAAGTTCTAGTTGAAGCATCTACAGCCTGTCCAGATTTACCTGTGAATGTAGAACCTGCTGTTCCTAGAGCAACTGCAAAGTTTTGAGAACCATACAAGTCTCCTGCAGTAACAGATGCATCTGCCTGTACTTCATAGACTTGATTAGGGTCATCAGATACTATCCCAAATGCATCAGTAGTTGATGTACCTGAAGGATAAAAAGATTTAAATTTCTGTTCGCCATTCTCAACATATCTGCAACCCATGAATACACCCTGCACTACTTCTGTAGCAGTTGTAACAACTTGCAAATTACCTGCATTTATTCTTACTAAGTCTCCTGTAAAAATATTTGCAGCATAACCTGAAGCTATCGGATATTCATTAGTTCCAATCGCATTAGGATTATTACCACGTTTACGAGATGGTGAGAAGCCAAACGGAGCTGCGCTTGTAGTCATTCGTTTTTCTCCCTTAAATTAAAATTAACTACTAAGACTACAACACTAGATTAATCTTGAAATCTTGGTGTCTTACCCTTAGTAACTTGACTTTTACTATTATTTCTAATAGGCATACGAGAATTATTTCCACTCATTAATTGTTGATTCACTGCATCAACCATATTTGAGCTTTGGTTCTCGTAATATTTTTGTCGATTTTCTGCTTTTTCTAATGGCATTTTTGCTAATGCTAAGTCTCCACGACAGACTGCACCAGTATACCGACCTTCATCTCTCACGAAAGATGTATGTTGAATTTCAGGAACTTCATTAATAGCTACAAATTGCCAACCTTCTTGTACTCTTTTGCCAACATTTGTATAATCGTCTTGTCCACGAAGATTTATACGTATCCAACGAAGAGCCATGCCCTCGTTTTTAAAACGATTAGTAACAGACTCAGGAATTTCAAGCATATTAGGTTCTCTAAATTCCATATCCTGTTCTCTATTATTGAGTTCACGACTTTCAATATTACGTGATTTTGCCATTGTACTTGTTCGTGTCATTTTAATTTCCCCACACTATTTATTGTAAACTGTAGTATAGTCACCTTCAGATTTTTCAACCTTCAGCTTTTCTGCAGCATATTGTTCAAGAGGTATTCCCCATTTTTCAGCAAGTCTCATATCTTCTTTTGATAATTTAACTTTCTTATTTCTTGAGGATGAAGGAGTGCGTGATGCTCCTCCGACCACTTGAGCAGGAGATGTCGTTTCCTGCTGACGAGTGTCAACTCCAAACCTATCAGGATATTGTTGACGAAGTCTGTTATCTATTTCATTATAGAAATCTTCTTCAGAAGGGTCATAACCCTCACCTTTTAATGTTTGGTCTAATTCCAAAGCTAATGTAGTCATTACTTGGTCTTTACCAAACCAAGAGTTTTTACCTGCCCACTCTAATGCAAGTTTATCATACTTAACATTTTGTTGTGGTTGCTGTTGTGCAGGTGCAACCTTTTGATTTTCTTCAGCAATAACAGGTTTTTGTGACTCATACTGTTGCTTTGCAATCTTTAAAGCATTAGCATCATTCTGAGCATTATTTAAACTTTCCTGTGCATTAACAATTAAGCCTGAGTCTCCTGACTCTAGTGCTTGTTTGTAAACATCTTTTGCCATTTCAATACGACTTTTAATTTGCTCTTCAGTCGTTTCAAAATTCTTAGTAAAAGAAGTTTCTGCATTCTTTTGTTGAGCTTTTAGTTTTTCTTCAAGCTCTGCCTGTTTTGCAATAAGTTGTTCAATTTGTTCTTCTCGTTCTTTTTTCTGACGAACTAATTGTCTTATTCTTTTTTCTGCTCCTGAAGAATTTATTTCAGGTTTTTTATCAGGTTTAACTTCTTCTGTTTCAGGTTTTGTTTCAACTTCAGGTTGTTGAGGTTTTTCTTCTACAACTTCCTCTTGACCTTCTATTTCAAACTCTACCTTATCTTCTTCCTTATTTTGCGATTGTGAAGTATCAATCGTAGACCACTCATTATCTGGTGTCATATATTTCTCCATAGTTTGCGAAACTAAGTTTACGCATATTTTTTATTATATATTAATTTAATTTACTTTGCAAGTGCAAGTATTAAATTAATTTGTTAAGTTATATGTAGGGTCTAAATCTTTTGGATTTTCCACAACCATAGAAATTTGGTCATCATATAACAAAATTAGTTTTACACCTTTGTAAAAAAACTTTTGACCTGAATGTTTACCATAACATACATAGTCTCCTTTTTTACACCAAGCTCCTTTTGGAAACTTTACTTCATCTAAGTAAGCTGAGTCTCCTACTGAAAGAACTTTTCCTACTGTTGTTAAATAAGATATGTCATTCTTTACTGAATCAGGTAGATATAAACCACCTTTTGTTTTTTCTTTTACTGATATAGGTCTTACAAGAATATGAAAACCCGGAATACTTGGTAACACATCAGGGTCTTCTGCGTGTTCCTCTGTTATCCACATATCATTTTTAGTTGCATTTCCCATACTAGGTTGTTGCATTAGTCATCCTCTTCATCTAATATTCTTTTAGTTATATTTTTAATCTCTGCTTTTGCCCATTCAATACCTGCAATGCGACCTACGCAGTTCATATACGTATGATAATCTGAAGCTGAACCATATGCAAGGGAATTTTTTATTGTTTCAATTTCTTTTTCTAATACTTTACTTATTTCTTCTGCTAACATTTTGTCCTTTACGTATCTCCTCAACGTGGAGATGCCAAAAATAATTTCCTATATTACATATTATACTAGACAGTTTTAAGTATGTCAAGGCTTTTAATGTCATGTAACATCTTTTTCTTTTTTAGCATCTTCTAACATTTTAATTAATATGTCAGAAGTTTTAATAGTTTCTGCACTTTGGATACTGTCACCTTGTTTTATCATTTCTACAAGCATCTTAACTGCATTAATTGCCTGTTGAGTATTTCTATCCTTATCTTTTTCTTCTGCTTTTAGTAAACCTTCTGCTCCTATTTTATAAGCATCAAGTGCAATCTTTTGCTCTTTTAAGTCAAGGTCTCTATTCTTTAATGCACCCTCAGAAGCTTCTTTAGCAATGTTAGCTTGTATCTTTTCTTTTTCTAATCCAAGTCTTTGAGCTTCCATCTGAACCATTTGTTGTTCAGGAGTTCCACCTTGCTGTGCCATTGCCTGATTAGCAGTCATAACTTGTTGTGCTGCCTGTGCCATTACCTGCTCTACAACTCTAGGGTCTTGACTACCTTGAGGAGCTTGAGCCATCATTGACTTAGTTATACCATTAACTTGTTCTTGGTACTTCATTACAATATGCTCTTGTATATTTGCCTGAAGCACTGGACTTACTCTTTGCATAATAGGGTTGCCACCATTTGCAGGGTCTTGTAAAAACATAGTTTTTATTTGAATGTGGGCATCATGGTTCTGACCTGCAAATGCCTTTATAGGTAAACCTTTTGTAGCTGCTTCAATATCTGTAACAGGGTCAAGTGGCATTGGTTTAGGTTTATTCGGCAATATATTTTCCAAGTTAGGAATATTTGCAGCATTAAGAAGAGTTCTGTTTAACTCTTCCATATTAAACATACCCGGAGGTGCATTCTGTGCTAACTGCATTGCCATATTTGTCATCATTAGTCTATGTGCAGATGACGGAATATTAGGGTCACTTACAGGAATAATATCAATCTTATTGTCAAAATCCATTCTAAATATTTCTGAAGATTCTCCCGGAACATCATATGGATATCTTTGAGGTAAACTTTCAGAATCTATCCGTGCAAGTATCTTAAATTCTTCTCTTTGTGCCTTATGTAATCTCTTATGTATTGCAGAAAAGAATTTACTTGAAGCTTCTAACAATGCCATAGTTGTACCTACAGGACCATAGTTAGAACCTTCACTTATAATTTGTTCTGTAGTATCTGCAAACTTTTGACCTGCACCTGCAACATACTGCATCATATTATACAATGTAGAGGAAGGTTCTTTATATGGAAACATTACAATAGATTTATTTAAATCCATACCTGTTGCTTCTACTTCCTTAAACTCACCCGGAGCAATAGGGTCGTTATCTCCTACAACCTTAACACCCTTTGCTTTAAATCCACCTTGTAAGTTTGCAAATTGTCCTGCATCAATTAAACTTCTCATTGCTGCAGTTGCAGACATAGTAAGATTACCTAAGAAATGTATAAGACCTAATCCATAAAAACCAAATCCCGGAACAAATCTGTAATGAGTAAAAAACATTTTCTTTTGTTTTGTTTTATCATCTTCATTCCAGTTTCTTCTAATAGATAAAACTTGTTGTGACTGTTCCTCTATAGTTACAATATACGGACAGGCAGTATCATAATCTTCTATTTCAAGATAACAGTGTTGTTCTAGTAGTGTATACTGTGGGTCACTATCAGTAGAAGGAGTAAGACCTAATACTGTGTCCATTTTTTCTGCCATTGCAGATTGCTTTGGTAATTCAGGGTCAGGTAAGTCTATATTTCTATACATACCTGCATTAATCTGTCTTGCAAGTTCTATAGGACTTCTATAAAGAATATGAGTATATCTATCTGCTCTTCTTAAATCTGTTGCATAATAAGATACATAAAATTGGTCAATAGGTACAAACTCACTAACAGGTCTATTTAATGAGTCATCATAGTATATCTTTTTAACTGCAGAGCCTAGTAGTGGCAAGTGAAACAACATTCTTTCTGTTTCATCAAAAAACTCAGGCATTTGTTCTGATACCTGATAATTCATAAAGTTTTGTACTCTATTAGCCTGTCTTTGCTTTGACTCTGTAACATCTCCTAATATCTGTACTTTTACAGGTCCTTTAGACGGAAATAACTCTCCACTTGCTTTACTTTGAAACTTAACTGCAGATTCAATAAGTAATGGATGTACTGCAGTTGCTGCACCTTCAAAAGGTTCAGTAGTATCTTCAAGTTTTAAACCAAGTAAGTCAAATCCTCTTTCAAACATTGACTCCCATTCTGACCTTGAGTTTTTATCTGCATCATACTTATCCATTACAGTATTTGCAATTTCCTGTAAATCTGCTTCTTCCATTTGTTCTGCAAGATTTTCATAAAAAGTTGCAGCTACTTCTGCTTCTTCAGGGTCAAAGTCTAATTCACCAAACTCAACTTCTAACTCACCTGTTTCAGGGTCAAGTTCAAAGTTTACATTATCAGTTCTTTTTTCTTTTTCTAGGTCTAGATTGATAATGTTCGTTTGTTTCTTTTCCTCGTTTGGGTTCTTCTCTACTGCCATTCTCTTCCCTCGTTAAATTTTTTTTAAACTTAAAAAAATCGATATCAATTAATCTTGCATTACCTATTCTTATAGGTAACTTATTACACTTACAATAGCTACTGTATTTTTTTGCACCACATTCATAACAGTATGTAACAGGATTATATCTGAATATCTCCATTATACTGTTATACTCTCCAGTATGCAACTCTTTTGTCTTTTTTACTTCCATCATCCTCCCACGAAGGGTCTTCAGGATGTGTTAAGTTCCAACTATCTTTCATGTAATGTATTGCCATACTTAAACAGTCTACTTGGTCATCATGTGAGCCATTTGGAAATGACATACACTCAGAAAACAAATCATCTGCCCATACTTTATTTTTAGGTAACCATACTCTTCCTGCTTCCATCATTGGTGTAGATGCATATACTCTTGCAATCTTGTCCTTATCAGGCAGATAGTCTAATACAGGCAGTCCTGCTCTACGCATATCTTGTATTAGTGACTGTCCACTTGCCTTTCTTTCTATAATACATACATCAGGTCTAAACTCTTTATACAAGTCTTGGGCAATTCGCCTGAGTTCAGGATATTCATATCTACCTTTAGTATTACCTAGTAATATTAAATGAGATGAAAAACCATCATCCTCGTCATAGTCATTAAATATTCCCCATGTTTGTATTACACTAAAGTCTGCAGTTCTACTTGTACTAAATGCAGTATCATATGTCTGTATTATAAACTCACACTCAGGTGGTTCATCATACTCCCACCACTGTATATATTTCTTTTTAATAATACCACCATCATCAGGGGATGGGTCTTGCATATATAATGAGTTCCAATACCTTGCACCATTACTTGCTCGTATTTCTTCTTCATCTATTTTTAATATCTTGTCAGATTTCCACTCAGGAAAATAGGAACTACCTACAGGTAAACCTAGTAACTCTGCTGCTTCCTCATTTAACCATGCAGGAATACTAATTACTTCCCATGAATATGTATTCTGCTCTGCAGTTTTTTCCTGCTTTAATAACCATCCACATAAGTCATCATAGTGATACCTAGTATTAATAATAATAATTGCACCATTTGGCATAAGTCTAGTTCTTAAACCTGCAGGATACCACTCTTTAATATACTTTCTACCTGTCTGACTAAACGAATCTTCTTCTGACATAACGTCATCAAGCAGTGCAATGTTTGCACCTCTACCTGCTACCTGACTTCTTACACCTGCTGCGTAGTATGAACCATTCTTATTTGTTTTCCATTTACCTGCTGCCTTAACATCACTACGTAATGCAACACCTTTAAATATTCTTTGAAACTTTTCAGTATTAACTATATCTCTTACAGTTCTACCAAAGTCAGATGCAAGTTGGTCACTATGAGATACTGACATTATTTCATGGTTTGAAAAGTTACCTATATACCATGCAGGAAATAATTTACTACATATTAAAGATTTAGAGGAACGAGGTGGCAGGAATACCATAAGTCTCTTTATATCACCATCTACTACACCCTGTAGCTTTTGACATAATAGTTTTATATGCTTACCCATTTTAAAATCAGATACAAGAGTAGGAGCAAATATCTTTACAAACGTAAGAAAGTCATCCTTTGCTCTTAAATTAGTATATGTATCTAAGTTTATTTTAAAATCTAGGTAATTTTCTAGATTAGTTGCTGCTTCCATTATGTATTTATTTTACTACCTTCTTTAGACATATCCAAACACTTATATGCTTTTGCATAATATTGTGGTAAGTAGTCAGGTATTTCATGTGAAATA